TATACGTTGCGCACCCAGATAACTAGCAACTCTTACCATTTTTGATCTTGTAGTAATGGTTGTAGTAATTTTGATTTATTTGCTATCTTTGTAGTAAAATTAACTGTAAAATGCCTACAATTACTGCAAAAGAACTAGCAACACGATGTAGTATTCAGCCCAAAAATGTCCATACATATGCGGCTAGGGGGAAATTAGTTAAAAGACCTGATGGGCTTTTTGATACAACAAACCAAACTAATGCAGTATTTATAGATAAATTTACAACTGGGAATGAATTAACCAAGATAGAACCAAAAAAAGAAACTGACACGCCAGAAAAAAAAACTCCAAAAAGGGAACAAAAGAAAGAAGACGAAGAAGCGCAACTAAATAATTTTGTAACGGCAGCCAAACTAAACGATTTGAGGGCGCAAAAGTTGAAGGAAGAGATAACGCAACTTTTTTTAAAAAATCAAAGATTAGAAGGTGAGTTAATTGAAGTAAGATTAGTTGAAAAAGAAACGATAGAAGTTGTAAAGGCTTATAGGTCTACTCTTTTTTTGGCAGCGGAGAATGTTTTAAAAAACAATATGATTGATCTAGGTGCCGGTAATGATAAATTAACTAAGGCAGTATCGGATTTACAGGCATTATTTAATGTAGGCTGTACTAACGCTATCGAACAAGTTAAAAATGTAATAATTAATTCGTTGTGAGCAAACAAGATCAGATTTTGTCTTTTTTAGATTGTTTAAATATTCAGGTTACTTGTCAAAAACCATCTGAATGGGCAGAGGCTAATAGAATTGTAACGGCGGGATCGAATCATAAAGGAAAATGGTCTTACAACTTAACCCCTTACACCAGAGAACTTGTTGATAGGCTTTCACCAGAAGACCCCAGCAGGGTCATTGCCTTAATGGCTGGGTCTCAACTTGGAAAATCGCACGGCTTTATTTTTAATGGCATAGGCTACTTGATTTCCAATAGACCGACAAATATACTTTTAACCGCTGGGGATGATGATTTGGTTAAGGATTCAATGGTTAAACTTGACGAGGTTATCCAAAATTCAGGACTTAGGCACTTAATTCGTGCCAATATTCAGAAAAAAGCGAACCAAAAAACAGGAGATACCGATAGGGTTAAGGAGTTTGTCGGCGGGATGCTGATTGCTCAATCGATTAAAGCACCTGACAAGATTAAGCAGAATAGCTTCGAGGTGATTTTTTTAGATGACATTGAGAGCGCAGCGAGAACCAACACGAAAAATGTAGGAGATATAGTTGACTTAGCGTTTGCTAGGGCAACCTCCTATAATGATTCTTACAAGATATGCCTGGTTGGCGTTCCGGAGACCAAGGCGGGATCGATTATTGAACCAAACTACTTAAAAGGAGATCAGCGAAAATACATGATGCCCTGCCCTTGCTGTGGAGAGTTTATAGAAATTGTTTGGTATGAAAAAATAGAAGGCGAAAGCAAGGAACATGCCGGGGTTGTTTTTGAAACTGATAAAACGGGTAGATTAATTACTGATTCAGTTGGGTATATTTGCCAGAAATGCCATAACTTTTTTAAAGAAACTCATAAACAGGACATGCTAATGGCTGGTACTTGGACTCCAACGGCAAAATCAGTTATCCCGAACTGGCTTAGCTATCATCTTCCCGCATTACTTGCCCCTCGTGGATTTTTTAATTGGGAACACTACGCCCATCGCTGGCTAGAAATTTTCCCAAGTCAGGGAATCGTTTTAGAAGAAAAACTACAACACTTTAAAAACCATGTCCTTGCTCAGACTTATGAGGTTAAGAAAAAAGAAACAAATGCAAATTTAATCAGTCGAAATCTTAGGGATTATGAGATAAATACAATTCCATCGGCACTTTCAGTTACAGATGGGAATGGGAAAATAATTCTGATTACTTGTGCAATCGATTTAAATGGTTTCGAAGATGATTGTAGGCTTGACTACGAAGTGTTGGCTCATTCGGTTTCGGGTTCAACTTACTCAATCGATCACGGCTCGATTGGTACTTTTCAGAGAGGGCTTTCAAAAGAGAACAGAGAGCTATGGACTTACCACCACAATTTAAAAAATAACGTCTGGGACGAGCTGAGAAAAGTTTTGGGTAAAGATTACAACACTCAAGATGGGCGAATAATGAAGATTGGGATATGTGGCGTTGACACAGGTCATTTCACCCAACTCGCTTACCAGTTTATTGAAACAGGCTTTACTGGTTGCATTCTTATTGCACTTAGGGGTGATGCTGATGAAAAGAAGCGAAATTTAAGTGCCGATACTCCAACGTTTAAAAAATCTCATGAAAGGTTTGACCTGTACTTAGTCCAGTCTAATCAAATAAAAGATACGCTAAGCGAGTTAATGAAGCTGAAATATCCAAAGGGGTATAGCCAGCCGTCAGGTTTTATGAACTACCCCACCCCGGCGGATAGAAAGTACGACTATCGATATTTCGAACAGTACGAAAGCGAATCAAGAAAACCAGTAAGCAACACTAACGGTATAGAAATAGCCTATATATGGGAGAAAAAAACCAACCAGTCAAAGAACCACTTCTGGGATGTTCGGGTCTATGGAATCGCCTGCAGGGATATATACGGCTCAAATTTTGTCAAGGCGTACAATTCTGGAAGTCCAGTAAAACTGGAATATACTTGGGCTAATTTCGGAAAGTTGATTGTTGATTTATTGGCTTAAAATAAACCTAAAATATGTTTTATAACATACAAAAACAGGATTGAAAAACGGATCAATAACCTTATATTTGTTGCGTGAAAAAGCAAGTTCTTTGAACCAAGAGTATAAACCGGGCGGGATGTACCGCCTTAGCCGGGGGGACTTATCCACCCCGGAAGTACTTTTAAAATTACCCCTGCTGTAAACAGTATGTTTTTGAAAGGTATTTACAGCAATAGCATGAATAAAAAAAAATCAAACGCTGCTGTAAACAGTATGTTTTTGAAAGGTATTTACAGCTTACCATGGTATTTTTAATGTTTAAAATATTTTTGCATACTTTGAAAAAATAGTTATATATTTGCCATAATTAATTATTATGACAGAGATTATTTATATTGATAGTGCAACCTCATTGCTTGATAGAATAACCAGAATCGATACTATTATCGATGCTTTATTATTGCAAATATCTACGGTTGGTACAGGTCATAGCGATATTGCTTCATATAATTTGAACGATGGGCAGACAACAATATCAACATCTTACACAACACCCGAATTGATCCAAAACGCCATAACTGGCTTTGAGCGTATGCGTGAAAGATACGTAAATAAACTAAATGGACGTGGGATGATTTTAAGAGATGTAAGAGGACTTCAATGAAAATGCAAAATCCATTTAAAAAGTACGGTGAATTAAAGGAAGCGGTTAAAAATTTAACCGTTGAGGTTGAGACCCAAAAGAAAGCAACCGCTTTAATGGTTAACTTCGGGGGTAGGTCAGTGCTTTACGATGGAGAAAAAACACCTAACGAGTTAGGGAATGCCTATAATTTTGAGTTGGATTACTACACAATTCGAATGAGGGCGTGGGAGGGTTATATAAAATCAACCGTAATTCAAACTGCTATAAAAAATTACTGCCTTTGGATTGTTGGAGGTGGCTTAAAGTTTCAAGCAGAACCAGCAACGAACTACCTTGCTCAAAGAGGTATAAATATTGGGGATAGTAGAGAATTTTCAGGAAATATTGAGGCTCAATTTAGATTATATTGTAACTCAAAGGAAAGCGTTTTTTCAAAACAGATGAACTTGCACATTTTGGCAAGTGAGGCTTTGAAGAATGCAATTCTTTCAGGTGATGTTTTGGTGATTGAAAGATACGATGGATATCAGCCAACCGTTCAGATAGTTGATGGGTGTTTTATTGGAAATCCAACTAATTTCGGGGAGATTGAAGCGATAAAAGCCGCTGGCAACTACGTTGTTAACGGAGTGGAAATACTTCCTTCTGGTGAACACTTAGCATACTGGGTTCAGCAAGATGATCTTACATTTAAAAGAATATCCGCTAACCCTTCTGGTTCAAAAGGCAAAAGACAAGCATGGCTTTTATACGGATTAAGACATAAAATAACCGATACCCGTGGTATGTCTCTTTTAACAGCTGTTATGGAAAGGGATGCTAAGTTAGATCGTTATTTAGAAGCATCGGTAGGCGCAGCGGAAGAAAATAGTAAAATCCCTTACACTTTCGAATCAGACGTTAACGGAATCGGGGATAACCCGGCATTCAAGCAGTTGGCTCAAACAATGGGAGTTACAAAAACAGTTAACAACGAGACGAATACGCTTAATGGGTATGCTACTCATATCACTCAAACAACTGGTAAGCAGGTTTATGTTTTAAGCCCCGGTCAAAAATTATCAACAAACACCTCGCATTCAGATCCTAATTTTAATTCATTCTACACTCCGAATGCTGAGTTAATATTTTCTACAATAGGGATTCCCCCCGAAGTTGCCATGGGTAAATATGGAGGGTCTTATTCTGGTTCTCGTGCGGCTAATAAAAGTTGGGAGTTTAAAATGAAGGTTGAACGTGTCAACACCCTGACAGAATATTTTTATAAGCCTATTTATGAGTTCTGGTTTTTGATTAATTTTTATAAAGGAAATATTCAGGCCTCGGGTTATCGGGATGCGATAATGAATAATGACTGGTTAATCCTACAAGCCTATAATAATTGTCGATTTATTGGTTCTGGAGTACCTCACATCGATCCTGTCGTTGAGGTGACGGCTGAAAGGTTGAAATTAGGATCGATGTACGATTCAATTCCGCTCGAAAGCGGCGAACAAGCATCGGAAAATAGTGATAATCTTGATTTTATAGAGGTTCAAAAACTTGCAGAGCAAGAAATAGCCAATAATTACTTTGTTCTTAAGCAAAAAACCGACGAGTTGGCACTTGCACAACCAACCAAGATGCAAGCAACAATCTCTAAAATAGTCGAAAGTTCTATTAAATTAAAGGAAGAAGAGTAGTTATTCTTTATCCAGTTTTAAATCTCTCCTAATCGCTCTTTCTATAATATAACTCAAAGAACGATCCGCTTTTTGACTTACCTTGTCTAATGATTCTTTTGTCGATGGTTTAACCTTAATCGATAAAGGCTTTTCCATTTTTTTCTCCTTACAACCCATCGTATTACTTGGTAGTTGATCGTTGCAAAGATAGTAAAATTGCTATTAGCGGGGTTATCTTTGCATAAATTAATTTTCTTTGGAAGAAATATTTCTTTACTCAGGAATTTACGATTGGACCATCCAGCCTGTTTTAGAGCAGTTAAAGGAAATCGGTTCAAAAAAACCTGTTAAAATACGTACCAACTCAGGCGGGGGGGATGTTTTTTCTGCGCAAGGGCTTTTGGCCGATATGCAAAAACGTGAAGGCGAAACGATTCTGGCTATTGACGGGAATGGTTCTTCGATGGCTTTTTTTCTTGCCGTTTATGCCTCCCGTGTTCAGATACTTAGCACAACAAAAGCGCTCGTTCATCGTGCTGATATATACGAGGCAACCGATGAAGATAAAAAACTTTTGGGTGATATAAATGGAACTTTTAAATCTGCAATGCTTTCAAAAATTGACCCAATTTCTTTTGTAAAAGTAACTGGGAAAACAATTGATCAGATTTTTGACCCAAATAACCGAGAAGAAATTTGGCTCAATGCTAAAAATCTTGTAGATATTGGCCTTGTAAAAAAAGAAGATGTCTTTGAATTAACCCCTTCTTTAGCTGCCGAAATATCCGATAAAATGAAAAATTCGCTGGGTGCGTATCACGAACCCGAATCAAATAATAATCACTTAAAAATAGAGAAAATGGCAGATGAAAAAAACGAGATCAACGTTGCCGAAATAACAGCCAATGCAATAAGAGAGGGTGTTGAAAAAGAAACCGCCCGTGTATCTGCTTGGATGGTTTGGGCGGAAATTGATCTTAAAAAGGTTCAATCCGGGATAAGTTCTGGAAAAGAGATTTCCGCAAAGGAGACTCAGGAATTTATTTTGGCAATGAGCAACAAAACTAATTTGGGGGCTATTCAAACGAATAGCCCCGGTGCTGTGACAACTCCGAAAACCGAACCAACGGCTGAGGAAAAAGAAAAACACGAATTAATCGAAGCCGAAAAACAGCTAAACGCTGCTTTGGGTTTAAAAGTGGAGGTTAAATAATGAGTACAATTACCGAAGTAATAAAAACAAGCAACCAGCTAAATACTACCTATAGTACCGCAAAGGTTGCATTAGGTGACAATGAGTTTATAAGTGGCTCATTTACCGCCGCAGCAAGTGAAGATATTGCCGAAGGGACATTATTTGGTCGTATTTCAGCAACCGGATATTTTAAAAAATTAGATAAGGATTCAACGGACGGGAGTCAGTACCCTGTTGGTGTTTTCTATAACGGTATCGGCGGATCAAAAACCGTTGTAAGCGGTACGACCTACACAATCATCCTTATTAATAAGGGGAAGGTAAATTCCAGCATGCTAGTTTTTGCAACGGGGGAATCATTGACCTCCGTCGTATCTGATCGTCAGTTTAAAGACCACCTAGCTGCGATAGGAATTGTTTTGGAAGATAGCGTGCAGCTTGCTGCATTGGATAACTAAAATTAAAAGGAGAAAAAGAAATGTCTTTAACAACTCAACAAGCCGAGGGCTTATTATTAACCGGGGCAATTAGAAAATTTATTGAAGATCGTATCCCGACCACCCATTTTAAAGGTTTTTTCACAAAAAACACCTACAATACTACCGCCATCCCCATCGAGGTGATGCGAGACAACGACCTTGTAGCCGTTGATGTTATGAGAGGGACAAATGGAAATTTGAACGAAGCTTCGCAATGGAGTGCAAAA